GGCCTCGGCGAACAACCAGACCCCCCGCCGGTACCGGCGGGCGCGGACGTGGTTCCCTCGCCGAGGCCGGACCGCGCAGGAGTCCGGCCTGGTGTTCTCCAAGGGTGGCGGTCACGGCTCGATCATCGACTACGACTGGCCGGAGGACGGCACCTCGCTCGTGACGGAGATGTCCGGGCTCGGCGCCGGGTCGGGCGAGGCCCGCATCGTGAAGACCGCCACGGCCACGGACCTGATCAACTCCGGGTGGCCGCTGCTGGAGGGCGTGGCCACCTACGAGGGGGTGATCGACGAGGCGCAGGTGCAGGGCCTGACGAACGCCGACCTCTCGGCCCGGTCGCGGGCCGACGTGCAGCCCACTTTCGAGGTGGCCGCCGACGTGGACCCGGCATTCGGGAGCTATGAGGTGGGCGACGAGGCGCTGTTCGTCATCGACCCCGAGCCGCAGTCCCCGACCGGCCGACAGGGCGTGCTCCGCATCGTCGGCATCGAGAACACCGCGGCGGGTGGCCCCGAGCGCGTGCGCCTCACCTGCGTGGGGGTGTGACGTGCCTGCCGTGTACCGGTCCCCGGACATCCTCCAGCGGCTCGCCGCGCTCGAGGAACAGGTCGCCACCCTCCAGCGGTCCCGGTCGTCGGACCCCGACGAGGTCCCCTTCTACCCCACGTCTCTACGCGGGCTGGTGTACGAGGATTTCACCGCCTTCGGCACGCTGTGGGAGACGATCATCAGCCCGCGCGCGGCCACGCTGTCGCTCGGCCTGGTGTTCTTCGGCGACCAGGTCAGCGGCACCAACACGGGCGGCGAGTGGCGTATCCAACTCAACGACTCCACCGTCGTGACCACTGGCAGCGTGCCCGCCTCGTTCTCATTCGTCTTCGCCACGGCGTCCATCGACCTCACCCCGTACCGGGCCGACTCGCAGCTGAAGGTGCAGCTCCAGGTCCGCCGCACCAGCGGCGCCACGGCCGGCGGCCGGTACGGCACCGGCGGCACCATCGGCGGCGCTCCCCGCTACGCCCGACTCCTCTGAAAGAAGGCACACATGGCTACCCCGCTCACCCCCGACCAGTGGCTGAGGATTCTCAAGGCCGAGGGCGTCCGCGTCGTCGAGTATCCCGGCTGGCGCACCCGCGAGCGCGACGACGAGACCGGCAAGGCGTTCGGCCCGGTGCGGATGTTCCTCAACCACCACACCGCGGGCCACAACTCTCGCGACCTCGTCGCGAAGAACGGTGTGCCGGGGCTACCGGCGCCGCTGGCGCACGTCTACCTCGCCAAGGACGGCACGGCCACGATGTGCAGCGCGGGCCGGGCCAACCACGCCGGGATGATGGCGGCCAACGCGTACGCCTCGTTCCGCGACGAGAAGACCACCCACCCCGCGCCGGACCGGCGTACGGGCACGATCGACGGGAACGACGTCGCGTACGGCCTGGAGGCCGAGAACCTGGGTGACGGCAAGGACGTGTACCCGCGCGCCCAGTACGACGCCTGGGTCCGTATCAACGCCGCCGTGTGCCGCTACCACGGCTGGACCGCCGAGTCGTGCGCCGGCCACCTGGAGACGTCCATCGAGGGGAAGGTCGACCCGCGCGGGCCCGTCGAGGGGTATGGCACCCGCGGCAAGTTCGCCTTCTCGATGCGTCAGTTCCGGGCGGACGTTGCCGAGCGGCTGAGGCACGCGGCGTCCTGGTCGCCGGCGACTACCGCTCCCGCCCCCGCACCGGCGCCGAAGCCGACCGTGGAACAGCGGCTCTCCGCTCTGGAGAAGACCGTCGCCGAGCAGGGCAAGCGGATCGCTGCCCTCGAATCGAAGTGAGGAATCCATGACCTTCTACGACTGGCTCGCATCCTTCTGGAGGACCCTTGTGCCGTACGTCGTCGGCTTCGCCGCCGTGCAGCTGGCGCGGCTCGGCATCGCCCTCGACGACGCCACCCTCACGGCCGCGCTGACTGGCGCGTTCGGGACCGTGTACTACGCCCTGTTCCGCCTGCTGGAGCAGAAGGCAGGGAGGGGCTGGGGCTGGTTCCTCGGCCTGGCCCGACCGCCGCACTACCCGGACAAGAGCGGCGGCATCTTCATCACCGGCCGCCCCGGCGGCGTCTGATGCGCGCGGCGGTCCGGCGGCTCGGTGCACGTCTGGGCCGCCGCGGTACAGCGCTGGTCATCCTCGGCGCGGCGAAGGTCTGCTACGGGCTGGGATACGCGCTCCAGCCCGAGCCCCGCCCCATCGGGCTGGGCCTGCTCACTCGCTTCGCGGACATCCGCTGTTGGGCCCTGATCTGGATCATCTGTGGAATGGTGACGTTCGCGTGCGCGTGGCTCCGGGTCGGCCGTGACGGACTGGGGTTCTTCGCTGGCCTCGTGCCTCCCTTCGTGTGGGGGGCCGCGTTCCTGTGGGCCGGCGTGACCGGGGAGTACCTGCGCGGCCTCGCCTTCGCGGCCTGGTTCGGCATTGGGCACGTCCTCTTGATCCTGTGGATGGCGACAGTGCCTGAGCACTCCGTCCCCCACGCAGCACCACGAAAGGCACCACGATGAGCGGAGGCTGGGGGGTGGCGGCCGGCATTGTCGGCTCACTGCTGGGGGCGGTCGCGCTGCTGGGTTCGGGGCTGTTCGCTGCGCGCGCCACCCGGGCGGCGGCCCGTACGACGGCGGAGGCGCAGCGCGCGGCAGCCGAGGCCGCAGCCGAGCCAGCGCAGCGGCAGGCGGATCTCGCCGCTTTCAAGGAGATCCGCGATGGGCTGGAGCGGCGCATCGAACGCCAGGAGCGGCGCATCGACAGCCTGACGTCGCTGGTGCGCGCGTTCTCCTGGTACGTCTCGGAGCTGACCGGGCAGATGCGGGAGCACCGCATCGAGCCGCCGCCGCCCCCGCCCCGGGTGGACGAGTACAACCGAACTGGAGTGTGACCTACGTCGGGGCCTGCCCGTACACCGCGACCCACCGATCGCCGCGCATCACGATGTCCGCAGTCTCGACCGGACGGCCCGTCGCCTGGTCGTAGTAGGTCCGCTCGATGAACATCACCGGCCCGGGCGGCGTCATGCCCAGAGCCTGCGCCTCGGCGCGCGTCGCCATCCGGGCCCGGACCCGCTCAACCGGGTCGCCCACCTCGATGCCGAGGACCCGCATCCGCGCGGCCACCCCGACCCCGGCGTACGGGCCGACCTCGGGGAGCGCAACGAGGGACTGGCCGGTGACCGCGAGGGGTTCCCACGACTCGGCCAGCTGCACCGGCTGCCCGTCGGCAAGGTACACGTAGCTGGTGTGCATCACCGGGTCCCCGGCCGTGATGCCGAGCCGGGCCGCTACCGTCTCGCTGGCCTGCTCGGTGGTGGACTCGTGCCGCCACGTGCCCACGGCGCCCTGCTCGGCCGCACCCTCGGCGAACGGGGAGTCCTCGCTGCGGCGGCGGTGGCGGCGCACCAGCAGCTCGGGTGTCTCCGTGCTGCGGACGTAGTGTCCGGCGCCGTGGCGGGACACGACCAAGCCCTCATCGACGAGGAGTTTGTAGGCGCGGGTCGCCACCGAGTTGCTGCCGCCGTACTGCTGGATCAGTTCGGCGACGGAGGGGAGGCGGGCGCCAGGCGGGAGTTCGCCGGACTCGATGCGGGCGCGCAGTTCCTCGGCGACCCGCAGGTACAGAGGCGTATCGCTCACTCTGCGCCTCCCTTCTGTGTGACTTGCGTGACAGACTAGCCAGCTCAGGGCTACTCTCGTACGAGAGTAAGTCTCTCGCACGAGAGCGAGGATTGTCGTGCCTGTGAGCCTGCGAGCAGCGGCGCTGCGTACCGCCCTGGAGCGCGCCCTGGACGAGCCCGTGCACCTGCTCGTCACCAAGCGCGGCATACGGGTGTACGCAGCCGCGCCGCCCGGTTCGGCCCGCTCCACCTGGCGCGCGGTCGTAGACGTCCTGCGCAGCGCGGACGCCTGGGGCAGCACGGACACCACTGGCTCTCCGGAGATCTGGGCTGAGGTAGAGGACGGGGAGATGACGTGACAACACCGACGACGAACGAGAGCGGCATGTCCATCCTGGAGGTGCCGGGATTCGACAGCCTCACCGAGGATCAGGTGCGCGGACTCGCGTGCGTGTGGGACGGCACCCCCCTCAAGGACGCCACCGCTGTGGACGTCGGGCCGCGCACGGCCGCGCGCCTCGACGGCGAACTCCACTGGTACCCGCGGGCCTGCCCGGTCTGCGCCACCACCCGCCCCCTCGCCGCGCTGTACGACCACGTGGAGGACTGCGGCGAGTGCGGCGAGGCCGAGGGCAGCCTCTGCGTCACCGGCCGCATGCTCTACCGCCTGTCCATCCGGGGGTGCCGCTGATGCGGATCTGCAACAACTGCGACGAGCCGATCCGGCCGGACGAGGAGTACGACGAGATCGACAAGTTGGGCGCCTCGGGCGCCGGCGCGAACCTGTACCGGCACGTCCAACCGTGCCGCCCCGTGCCGGTCCAGACGTCGCCCTCGCGCACGTGGCGGTGAGCCTCATAGACCCCCGTTCCCGGTGCGACGCCGATCGCGCCGGGAACGGGTGGCGGCCACTCGCCCCCGAGGTGGCCGCCGGCCCGCCGCTGCACCTCTCCCCGCAGCGGCGGGCCCACCCCGTCCCACTTTTCCGAGACGAGGAGGTGACCGAGGCGGCTCGTCCTCGTTGGCCGTTGTGCCACCCGCTTACCTACGCCCGAGGAGCCTCATGGCCGCCGTCTGCCCCAACTGCCACGCGCCCGAGGCGATCGCGTACGTGATCAACGACGACGGGGTGAACCCGTTCCCGTGTCTGGAGTGCAACGCCAGCACGATCAGGTCCAACCCGCGGGGAACTCTGCTCGGCTCGGTGCCCTGCCCTACCGAGGGCTGCACCGGATCGGTACGCGACGCCTACCTGTACGACTCCACCGGCCGCCTCGCACAGCTGATCAGGCAACGGTGCCTGCTGTGTGGGACGGACAAGACACGGAAGGCAGATCATGCCCCAGATGACGCAGAACGTCCCCTGTCCGACCCCCGGCTGCAACGGGTCGCGGGCCGACGTGTATGAGGTCGACGAGAACGGCCAGATCATAGGCCGGGTGGCCAGCTACCCGTGCGGCCAGTGCGGTAACTGATCCGTTCCCTGACCGGCCCCGTTCGTCTGCTCCCCCCGTGGCGGATGGGCGGGGCCTTCCGCTGCCCGCTTTCAGCGGACGAGGTCCGCGAGGGGTACGCCGATCGCGTCGGCGAGCCGGATCAGGGTGTCCAGGGTGGGCGACTGCTGCCCTTGCTCGATGCGGACGACGGAGGGCCGGTCGATCCCGGCTCGGAGCGCGACGGTCTCCTGGGTGAGGTTCGCGTGGAGGCGTACGGCGCGGATGCGGTCGCCTACAGCCCGGCGGCGGACGAGGACCCAGTCCGGTGGGGGCGAGGCAGACGGCACTCGCCCACCGTTCCGGGTCATGATCAATTTGTCTGTAGGGGTTGCCCTACATTGTTTGATCCTGGTGGGGAGGTGGGTATCGACGCGGAGCGCCGCCCCCCACGCCGAACGCCGGCCGCGGCGACACTCTGCACGAGGTCTCCCGCTCGGATAGCGGGACCGCGCGCCGGCTGGCCGCCCCGACCCTAGGATGGGTCGGGGCGGTCCCTCTTCGGGGGGATCGGTTCCCGGTCGGATGGGCCAGAAGATGGGCCAAGCGCCTTGCATTAATGTGGCGGAGCGCGACCTGGGAAAACCGCAGGTTAGTACAGCGCTAAGTGCTCAACACCTTCTAAGCGCTTGGCCGCAGGTTCGAGTCCTGCCGGGGGCGCAAACCTAGCCTCACCAGCGGAAACGCAGGTGAGGCTTCTTCGTGTCCAGTTCGTACAGTGCATATGGACCAAGCGCCTCGCCACCTTTTACGGTGAGGCATGAGCGAACGCAAGCCGTACGACATCGGCCCCCTGGCCGCGTCCTGGGCCCGCTCCCTGCGCGCCCGGAACCTCTCCGCCAACACGCAGCGCATCTACGCCCGCGCCACGAAAGACCTCCGCGAGTTCCTGCTGAGCTACGAGCCCGAGGACGCGGACGCCCGGCCGGCGCCGACCGCGCTGGAGGGAAAGAACGGCATCCACCGCGAGCACATCGAGGTGCACATCACCCGACTCCGGGAGCGTACGTCGCCGGGGAACGCACACCAGCACTTCCGTAGCCTCAAGACGTTCTTCAACTGGCTCGTCGACGAAGAGGAGATGGACCGCTCCCCGATGCGCACGATGAAAGCGCCGGAGCTGCCGGAGGTGGAGGTGCCCGTCATCCCGGACGACGCACTGAAGAAGCTGCTCGCCACCTGCAAGGGCAAGACGTTCGAGGACCGGCGGGACACCGCCATCATCATGATGTTCCTCGACACCGGCGGTCGCCTGTCGGAGCTGACGAACCGCACGGTGGCGAAGCTCGACTTGGACCTGATGGTGCTGCACGTTCTCGGTAAGGGCGGCCGGGAGCGGCCGGTGCCGTTCGGCCGGGCCACTGCGCTGGCGATGGACCGGTACCTGCGGGCCGCGGGCAAGCACATCGGCCGGGAGCTGACGGACGACGACCCGCTCTGGTGGGGGGTCAAGAGCAAGCGGGCACTGACCATTTGGGGCGTGGGCACGATGATCGAGCGGCGATGCAAGCAGGCCGGCATCCCGCACATCCACCCGCACCAGTTCCGGCACACGTTCGCTCATCTGTGGAAGCTGAACGGCGGGAACGAGGATGCGTTGATGCGGATTACGGGGTGGCGGTCCCGGCAGATGCTGTCGCGGTACGGCGCGTCCGCAGGCGAGGAACGGGCGCGGCAGCAGCACCGGGACCTGAGCCCTGGTGATCGCCTTAAGTGATGCGGTGGGGGGGCGGGGCTACTGCTCCGCTTGCCCCTCGTTGTCCGGTCCTTCGCGTCGTGTCCAGCGGCGGGTGTTGACGCTCTCCTGGAACAGCTCCGTCAGGCTGGCTGTGATTTTCTCCGGGGGCTGGCTGAAGTCGATCGCCAGCCGGAATTCTTTGCGGGTGTCCTTCAGCGCGGCGGGCGCTCTTCCTCCGAGGTCCGCCGCGTACACAGTGACCTGTGGTACCTCCACTCGACCCCCACTTCCACGCACGCGCGAGGGCAGCATTGTTCGCACGCACGTTCGACCTGCACGAGGTTTGATCACTGTACGCGGAGGAACGACACTCGGACAGTCACCCAATTGGCGGAAGTTAAACGTGCGAGTGCAGAGATTGTGCAGGTCGACCGCACGTTACTCGTTGTCACCCTCCGGCCTGGGGTTGTCCAGCGCCTGCCGCACCTGCTCCAAGTCCTCGGCGGTGGCGCCGACCTCGTGCGCCACGCGGACCACCGTGTCCTCGTCACCAGGCGCCGTCTGGAACGGGTCGCTGATCTCGATCCCGATGTACTGGCGGATCGCGGCGCGACGGACCTTGCCGAGATCCTCCCCGATGCCGGCCGCGATGGCGCGCAGAGCTTCGGGGGTGACCTTGATCTGATGGCCCTTGGCCACCAACTCGGCGGTGGACTTGCTGATACGGCGGCCGGTGAGGGGGTCGACGGCCCGTTCGGCGAACGCGCGGAAGGTGAGGCGGCGTCCCCGGCCTACGTGCTCCTGCACTAGGCGCGTGAGTGCGTCGTCCTGGTCGGGCACCGACTCTCTCCCTTGCCGAATGTCCACGCTGTCACTGTGGTCCCAATGAAAACGTCCCAGGCTGCGGACTGTTAGGCAACCCTCAGCACGTGGACACCTATTGTCCACGGCTTTGGACACCGGGTGCCACTGGCCCCCAGGTCTTTGGCCGAGTCCTTACCGAAGACGTGGACACCCACCCGTCCAGAAAGCTGGACAAGCGCTGTACTAAGTGCCATGCTTCTCATGTCCAGAAACGTGGACACGAACGGAGACCCGTGGACGACCGCTACCGCCTGCATGCCGGTGACCTGCTGCGAAGGCTGATCGACAGCCACCGCGACGACGAGCCGGCGAGCGTCCGCGAACTTGCCGCCGCCATAGGGCTCAGCAAGAGCAAGGTGCAAGCCCTCGTGGACGAAGACCGGCCAACGGTCAACGGCGACGAGGCGCGGAGGGTGGCACACGCCTACCACCTCCCCCCACGCGCTCTTTTTCACCCTGTGTCCATGTCCATGGACATGGACGCAAACCCGGTCACCTCACCGCACAAGGAGGCACACCCCGATGGACGCCCAGGACCGCACGCTGCGCGCCCGGCTCGCCGTGCACACGAGTTGGGCGAACACGCTCGACCCGAAGAGCAGGACGGCGAAGGCGCGAGCCGCGGCGAACGGCCGGTTTGAGAAGCAGGCCCGCGAGCTGCACCCGGACGCCTCGGACGAGCAGATCGCCCGGGTGGCCGAGCACCTGAAGAAGGCTCACTACGCGGCCATGGCGCTGGCGTCGGCGAAGGTCCGCCGCGCGAAGAAGACCGCGGCCAAGGCCGCCTGATCAACCCCTGAACGCGCCGAAGGGCCGCCCACCTTGCCCGGCTGACGGCCCCGCGACCGGCGCACCCCACCAACCAGAAAGTGAGGCCACCGTGGCCACCGAGATTACCGAACGCACACCCCAGTCCGCGGACCTGCTGCGACGCAACAGCTACATGGCCGCGCTGTCGCTGGCCGAGCAGATCATGAGCGAGACGGCCGCGCTGCCGACCGAATTCACCGTGGCCGTGCGCCCGTGGGCGCCGGCCGAGCCCGAGCTGCGGTTCTACTTCCACCGCGACGTGGCGGGGCTGCGGCAGTTCCGCGACGACCAGGTGCTGACCGAGTCCACGGAAACCCAGGAGAACGGCTCGGTGTACATCGAGGCCGCTCGGGACGACGTCCGTGGCGTGCGTGTGGTCGCGTGGACTCTGTTGGACGCCGGGTCCCTGGCTGACTCCTCGGCGGTGGCGGCATGAGCGAGCCGATCCGCGACCTGAAGGCCGCTGTCCGGGAGTTGGGCGCCCTGCCTATGTCTGCCGGATCGAGGCCGACCCTGCGAGACGTGGCCGAGAACGTGATCGCCGCCGCGATGCGGCAGGGCCACACGGCGCCGGCGATGCTCGCTGAGGCGTTGGAGTCGGCGCAGCTGCTCCAGTCCCCCGAGACCGCCGCCGAGCTGGAGCGCGTGCAGGCCCGGCTCGCCGAGTACGAGCGGCCGGCGGACGAGGACCCGATCCGGTACACGCTCACCGAGCAGGCCGAGGATGACGTGTCCGTGCCGCGCACCGAGAGGCAGCGCTGGCAGGACATCGCCGACGCGCTGAACGCCGCGCACGCCGCCGGGATGCCGGTGGGCATCGACCTCGACGGCACGCTGACGGACCGGAACGCCTGGTCCGTGGTGTGGCTCAGCACCGAACGGCGCTGGGTGGTCGCCGGGTGGGAGGACGACGAGCCCGATCGCCCCGTCGCCGTCGGTGAGACGTACCGGCCGGTGGACCAGCCGGACGTGCGCGTCGTGGTGACGCGGGTCTGGCAGAACGAGGGCGACACCGAGCCCGGCGTCGCGTTCGACATCCACGGTACGGACTTGCGGGGGCGCCCGGCTGTGTCGCACAGCGCGCTCGACCTGTCCCTGTTCCGCCAGCGGTACCGGATCGACACCACCGTGCCCCAGCCCAGGCAGGCCGGGGGTGCGTCGTGATCGTCCTCGCGATCGAGATCGCCTTCCTGCTCCTGTGGCTCCTCGGCGGCGTGGCCGTCGTGAAGGGGGCCGAGCGATGACCGAGCAGTTCCCCGGCGAGCTGGAGATGTTGCGCGGCCTGGTCCGCGTCCTCCGGACCGTCGTCCGCCCGGACGACGTGGACTTGGGCGAGGTGCGGCGGCTGCTGTGGGAGCACGCCGCCGACGAGAACGCCGCGTGGGCCGAGGCGCAGGGGAAGAGCAGCCGCACGGCGGCCGACGCCACCCCCGGCCTCACCGACCGGCAGGCCCGGCTCCTCGACGCGATCCGTACCCACGGCGGCGCCTGGACGACGCGCCGTGTGCTGCACCTCTACGCGCTGACCGACCCGGGGGTCGTGCAGCGCGGCACCGCCCGCCGTGATCTGGCCGCGCTGCACCGGGCCAGACACCTCGTCCTGGTCGACGACCCCGACAACCGCCACTACACGCTCAACACCAGGAAGGACGGCGTCTGATGCCGACCGGACCCGAGCACTACCGCGAGGCCGAGCGCCTGCTGAACGGATTGAAGACCCGCGACGGTTCCGCGCTCTTCGTGGAGGACGGCAACGAGCAGGTGCTCGCCGCCGCGCAGGTGCACGCGACGCTTGCGCTCGCCGCCGCGACCGCGATGAGCGGCACGAAGAACGGCATGGCCCCCGTGGACTTCAAGGCGTGGGACGCCGTCGCCGGTGTGCCGATGGACGGTGATGCCTGATGACGACGACCGTGCAGGCCGGGGCTCAGGCCCCGGCCGCCGGCCCGGAACCCATCACCGAGCCCGGCATCTACGACATGGACAACGAGACGTACCACTCCCACCGGTACGCCCTCTCTTCCAGCGGCGCCCGCACGCTGATCACGCAGAGCCCCGCGCACTTCCGGTACGAGCAGGACCACCCGCAGCCGCCGAAGAAGATCTTCGATATCGGCAACGCCGCGCACAAGCTCGTGCTCGGCAACGGGCCCGCGCTGCGGCTCGTCGACTACGACCGGTGGGACAGCAACAAGGCGAAGGCCGCGGTCGCCGAGGTCCGAGCCGCCGGGGCGATCCCGCTGAAGCGCGCCGAGTACGAGCAGGTGCACGCCATGGCGGACGCCCTGCGCCGCCACCCCGTCGCCTCGCTGCTGTTCGACCCCGAGCACGGCACCGCCGAGCGGTCCCTGTTCTGGCGGGACGAGAAGACCGGCGTCATGCGCCGGGCCCGCCTGGACTGGCTGCCCAACCCGCGGTCCGGACGGCTGATCATCCCCGACTACAAGACGTGCGTCTCCGCCAAGCCCGAGCGGCTGGAACGGGTCATCGATGACCTCGGCTACCACCAGCAGGACGACACCTACCGGTCCGCCTGCCACGCCCTCGGCATCGCCAACGACGACGCCGCGTTCGTCTTCGTCTGCCAGGAGAAGACCCCGCCGTACGTGATCACCGTGATCGAGGTGAACGCGGCGGCCCGCCGGATCGGCGCCGCCCGCAACCGGCGCGCCCTGGACATCTTCGCCCACTGCACCGCCACCGGCTACTGGCCCGGCTACAGCGACGACGTCGTGTCCGTCGCCCTGCCGCCGTGGGCCGAGACCCGCGACACCTTGGAGTACCTGTGAACTACCCCGCCACCACCGACCACCAGTTCGCCGTCCCGGCCGCCCCGGCGCCCGCGTTCATCGGGCAGGGCACCGCGGTTGAGCAGTCCCGCGCGGTCGCCGAGGTGCAGGCCGCCGTCATCGTGGCCCGCCAGTTCCCGCGGAACGAGGCGCAGGCCATCGCGATGATGCGCACCGGATTCGCTCAGCACAGCCTTGCGGTCCGGTCGTTCTTCCGCTTCCGCCGCGGCTCCTCGCAGGTGTCCGGCGAGACGATCCAGTTCGCCAAGGAGCTGGCCCGCTGCTGGACGAACATCCACTACGGCGTCCACGAGCTGCGCCGCGATGACGCGGCCGGCGAGTCGGAGATGCAGGCGTGGGCGTGGGACTTGGAGACCAATCAGCGTGCGAGCACGACGTTCGTTGTGCCGCACACCCGGTGGACGAAGGACTCCGGCGGAACTCGGCTGGAGGACCCGCGGGACGTCTACGAGAACAACTCGAACAACGGCGCCCGCCGCCTCCGGGAAATGATCTTCTCCGTGCTCCCGGACTGGTTCCGCGAGCAGGCGAAGGAGATCGCCACCAACACCATCGAACGGGGGCAGGGGGACAAGCCCCTCGCGCAGCGCATCGCCGACTGCATCGCCCACTTCGAGGGCCTCGGCGTCACCGTCGAGCAGCTCGAAGAGAACCGGTCCGGTCGCCCGTCGGGGAAGTGGACCAACCTGGACCTCGGCCAGCTCTCGATCATCTCGGAGTCGATCCGCCGCGGCGAGGTGACGATCGAGGAGGAGTTCCCCCCGCAGCGGGTCACGGCCGCCGAGATCCTCCGCCAGCACACCGAGCAGCCCCCCACGCCCGCCCCGGCCGCCGAGCAGCAGACGCCCGCGACCGAGCAGGCCGGGCGGTGGCCGGCCGCGCGTCAGCCCGGATCGGGGGTGACGTCGTGACCGAGTGGCAGATCGCGCTCGGCGCCCTGGTGCTGCTGCTGTCGCTCGCCGCCGGGGCCCTGCTCTCCCGCTGGTACGTCGCCCCGCACGCCGCCCGCCCGGCCGAGGTCAACGACTGGGGCTACTGCCCGGCCGAGGACACCTACCGGCTGCACGCCTACCTGCCGGACGGCCGCCGCTGCTGGACGTGCAACACGGTTACGCGGAAGGGGCAAACCCGGTGACCGCGGTCCGTGCCGACGTCGCCGAGCTGCTGCGCGCCGGCCACTCCAACCGCGCCATCGCTCGGCAACTCCACACCGACGCCAAGGACGTGGCGAAGGCTCGCGATGTGCTCGGCCTGCCCAAGGCGAGGTCGGGCAGGAAGCCCGCGGCCACGGCCGAAGACCTGTTCTGGCGGCGGGCCAAGCCGACCGACGACGGTCACATGGAGTGGACCGGCTTCCGCATGGGGGGTACTCCGGGCCTGCGCTTCGGGGGGACGAATCTGACCGCCTACCGGGTCGCCTACCGGATCGCCACCGGCCGGGACCCGGAGGGGCACGCGCTACCGGCCTGCGGGCGGGAGCAGTGCGTGAAGCCCGGCCACCACGAGGACCGTGCCGACCGCGCAGCGCGCAGGCAGCGCGAGCGCGAGGAGCGTCGGCGGGAGAAGCGCGTTGACGCCCTCTACGCCGCGATCTTCGAGGCGGAGCAGTGACCGGCCGGGCCCCGGCGCCGTGCGACGTCCCCAGCAACGACCACGACGGCCAGGTGCGCTTCTACGCCACCGGCTGGAAGTGCGATGCGCACTCGCCGTGGGCCGCGAAGGGACTGCCCGCACCGCCGCCGGGGCCCGGCTCCCTCTACACCTACCGCGCTGCGAGCGCGGACCACGACCACGAGAACGGACAGACCACATGACCCCGCCGCCCCTCTACAACGACGCCGACCTCCGGACCGAGGCCGCCATCTGCCTGCTAGCCCTCAGCACCACACCCGACGTAGCCGACATCCGCCGATGGCTTCCCGGCGCCTACGTCGAGTCCCACCGCGAGGACGACGGCAGCGGCCACACATGGGGTGACCTGCTCGACGAGAACGGCATCGGCGAAGTGGCCAGCAAAGTCCACGCGCTGATCGAGGGCGCCCCCGACGTCACGCGGTGGGCCATCAACCTCGGCGCCGACGGGCTGGAGCCGGACCACCACACGATCCAGCTTGGCGTCGACCCCGGGGACGGCGACCGGCCCCGCATCCGCATGCACTTCGCCTTCCACCCGGACATGCCCGACGCCGACCGCGACCACTTCGTCATGGCCCTGTCGAAGGTCGTGCTCCGCAGCCTCTGACCGGCCACCGCCCGGGGCGACGACTCCCGCCCCGGGCGGACCCACCACCACCCCATCCACCTGAAGGGATCGCCATGACCAGCAACTTCAAGCCCGCCAAGACCCCCACCGTCAACTACCCGCACCCCGTCGGCACGACGATGCGCGGCGCGATGGGCTCCCTGTCCACCGTCGTCGACCGCGACGGCTTCGTCTTCCTCGCCTGCTGCACCGAGCACGAGGCGCAGGGCCAGGCGTCCGGCTACTTCGTGATGTCCGAGGACGGCCGCGTGCTGGACCACTCCGAGCCGGAGCCCGAGTCCGAGGGCTACGAGTGCCCGCACGTGCCGGGCGCCGGGCTCCTCGGCTGACCACCTGACTCGCTCCGGGACGGCCCGCAGCACGCCGTCCCGGGCCCCCACCGGCCCCGCCGGAACGGTTCACCACCCCGCACGAGAGAAGACCGAGTTGAGCATCGAGGAGCAGGCCCCGGCCAGCGGCAGCGTCCCCAACGCCTACGGGAACGCCCTCGCCTGGAAGTGGACACGCCAGATGACCCCCTACGTCCGGCGGTCCGGCCTGCCCACGCTCCTCTACGCCCTCCGCGCCATGGCCAACCCCGCCGGCGAACTCGCCTTCCAGGACCGCAAGGCCATCAGGATCCAGGACATCGCCGTCGCCGCCTGCTGCCGGGAGAAAGACGCTCGCCGCTACCTGGAGGCCGCGATCCGCGCCGGCGTAGTCCAGACCCTCGGCGAGCGGAAGCGGGGCAAGGCGACCCGGTACGTGATCGTCATGCATCCGTTCCCGGACTGGCAGGCCGCCGAGGACTACCTGAAGTCGACCGCCCGGGACAACACGAAGCGGCCTCCGAAGTGGGTGGAGGAGCCGGGGGACACCGGAGAAGGTTCGGGCCACTCCGGCCCGAACAACAACGGGCCACTCCGGCCCGAACTTACCGGCGGTACGGCAAACGGAGTTCGGGCCACTCCGGCCCGTATGAGTTCGGGCCACTCCGGCCCGACCGGTTCGGGCCACTCCGGCCCGAACAACCCAGGGGGGTACCCATGGGGTTCCCAAGACGGGGCTGAGGTCTCTTTCAAACCTCAGGTAGTTGGGCCCCCCGGTGATCAAGCCGAATCCCACGAACCACACCACGACGACGCCACGGCGCCGGACCCCGACGCCCCCGACACCTGGCGCATCTGCCCCGGCTGCAACCGCCGCATCATGCCCAGCCCCTGGGACCCCCACCGCACCGTGCACACCCGCTGCGAACCCCACCTCGCCACCACCGACCACGAAAGGCACAGCGCATGACGCCCGAACAGGCCAAGTGGGTCCGGAAGCACGCCTGGCCGACCCCAAGGAGCGCTGCCTACGCCCGTGCCGCCGCCGCACCAGACCTCGCCGACGAAGGTTTCGGCTGCACCTGCCAAC